CGACGTGGTGATCAGCTCGGTACCAGTGCGCGAGACCCTGGAAGACAGCCAGTTCGAGCAGGCGATGTCGCTGCGCGAAGCCGGCGTGGCGATCCCGGACTCGGTCCTGATCGACAACAGCCGCCTGAACAACAAGGCCAACATCGTCAAGCAGATCGAAGCCGCGAACAACTCGCCAGAGGCTCAGGAGCAGGCTCAGATCGCCAAGGACATGCAGCTCGCTGAGATCGACAAGACGAAGGCCGAAACCGCCGCCAAGATGGCTGACACGGGCCTGAAGACGGCCAAGGGCGAGAAGGAGATGATCGCCGCGCAGAAGGATGCCATCACGCCGCCGGAAGACAACGGTATCGAGGTCAAGATGATGCAGGCCCAGGCCGACATGCAGATCGCACGCGAGAAGCATGAGTTGGAGATGAAGCAGATGCAGGAGAAGCAGGCGTTTGAAGAGGACTCCCGTCAGCGCGAGGAAGCCCGTAAGGAAAAGGAATCGGCAGCGCAGATCGTGACGAACCGAGTATCAGCCCTGACCGCCGCCGAGAATGGTGGTGGCCAGCCCCAAGAGAAAACCAAGGAGAAAACAGCATGAACCCAAAACTGATGATGTTACTGAAGCGCGCCGTGTACATGAAGCCGGTCGGTGAAGACGGTGGCGCCGGCGACGCGGCCGCACGCGGCGATGAGTATGTCCCGACTGCGGAAGAAATCGCAGAGGAAGAACTCAAGAACGCTGCCGGCACCGGCAAGACGGACCTCGCCGCCGAGGAAGCTGCCAAGGTGGGCCTGGCCGCTGGCAAGGACGACGCTGCCGCCGAGCTGACCGACGAAGAAAAGGCAGCTGCAGCCGCAGCGGAAGAGGCCAAGGGCAAGAAGGACACCCGCATCCCGCTGGCGCGGCACACGGAGATCCTGGCTCGCGAGCGCGCTGCGCGCGAGGCGCTGGAGGTCGAACTGGCGAACACGAAGAAGGGTCAGGACCTGGCCAAGTCGAATGTCGAGATCGAAAAGCTTGAGACGAAGGTCTCTGAACTCGAAGAAAAATACAACAAGCACATGGCCGAAGGCGAGACGAAGGAAGCCACCGCCGTGATGAAGGAAATCCGCGGCACCGAGCGCACCATCATCGAAGCCAAGGCCGAGTTCCGCACACAGGCGGCGACGGCCACAGCCATCGAGTCCATCCGCTTCGACACCACTGTGGAGCGCCTGGAGGCCGCGTATCCGCAGCTCAAGGTCGGGCACGAGACCTACGACAAAGCGCTGGTGGACGAGATCCTGGACCTGTCCAGCGCGTATGAGCTGAAAGGCTACGCACCGTCGGCGGCGCTGCAGAAGGCGGTCAGCATCATGATCAAGCCGGCCACGGCGAAGCAGGAAGACGCCACCTCCGTGACCCCGCGCGTGGACGAGACCGAGGCCGCGAAATTGGCGCGCGAGACCGCAGCCCGTAAGCGCAATGCCGAAGCATCGAACGCCACGCCGCCGAACGCTGCCAAGGCCGGCGCCAACAGCGACGCCGCCGGCGGTCTGCTCGACGCCAAGCAGGCGATCAAGCTGCCGTTCGAGAAGTTCAAGGCGATCTCGGACGAAGACCTGGCGCGCATGCGCGGCGACGCCCTCTAAGGAGACGACGTGATCAAGCCAACCGTAGGACGCATGCTGCTGTACTGGCCGACCCTCACCGAGCGCTCGTTTCACCACTCGCAGCCATTTGCCGCGCAGGTCGCCCACGTGTGGGGCGACGACTGCGTGAACCTGTCGATCATCGACGAGCACGGAAAACAGTTCACGCGCAGCAGCGTGCTGCTGGCGCAGGACCGTGACGTTGGCGAAGGCGAGTGCAGCTGGATGCCGTTCCAGATCGGTCAGGCCAACAAGGTCATGGCCGCGCTCAAGCCAGCACGCCACGTCGCCATAGTACGCGGCGACAAGATCGAGATGCTCGAACCCCTCGTACCCGGTACGCTCCTGTACCTCAACCCAAAGGAAACCGCATGAACAACAATCGCGTCACGAAAGAAGACATCCTCGCCCAGATCGGTGAGGTCCGCTACGAGGTGCACGGCAAGCTGACCCTGGCTTTCGTCACCATGGCCAACGGCTTTCAGGACATCGGCAAGAGCGCCTGCGTGGACCCGGCGAACTTCAACAAGGCGCTGGGCGAAGAGTACGCCCTCGAAGACTTCATCCAGAACATCTGGCCGAAGATGGGCTACGCGCTGCAGGACCGAAACTACCGTGCGGCGCAGATCAAATCCGGCGCGCCTGCCGACCCGATGTTTGACGACTTCGTGGCATATGAGTCGAAGCCCATCGTGCGCATGGCGATGGAGATCACCGACGAGAATCGTGTGATTGAGATGGCCGTGAACGACTACACATACGCTGGCATTCGGTTCAAAGCGTACAAGAAACCGGTCGCTGGCGACTATATCGTTCGCCTCACACGCGAAGACACCTATCACGTCGAGCGTGGCGTCTTCCACGAGCGGAACGTCGTCTCCTAACCACCCTCACGAACTATTTCAAGGCCGCGCTTGCGCGGCTTTGTTTTTTGCATTATGCTTCCGAGCAATTAGTGACGAAATTCAATGTCACACCCCGGATGGCTCCGACACCAGCCCAAAATTCCGCAAGCCAGCGACACGGCGAATGGCAGTAAAAATTTCCCCGTAATCTAACCTTGTGGAGTGACCGAATGTCCCTTACCAATTTCTCCCGCCTGACCACTGAACAAAAGACCATCTGGTCGATGGAACTGTGGAAGGCCGCGCGCAACTACTCGTTCATCAATCGCTTCCTGGGCAAAGGCCCGAACAGCGTCATTCAACACGTCACCGATCTGAAAGTCTCGGAAAAAGGTACGCGCGCTGTCATCACGCTGCTGGCCGATCTGGTTGGCGACGGTGTTGCCGGCGACCGCACGCTGGAAGACAACGAAGAAGCCATGAAGTCGTACGACCAGGTGATTCGCGTTGACATGCTGCGCCACGCCGTTCGTTCCGAAGGCCGTATCGCCGAGCAGAAGTCGATCGTCGAATTCCGCGGCAACAGCCGTGACCGTCTGGCGTACTGGATCTCCGAGCGTCTGGACCAGCTGGGCTTCCTGACCATGGCCGGCGTCAGCTACAACAAGACCTGCAATGGTGCTACCCGCGTCGGTTCGGACTTCCCGTTCCTGGAATTTGCCGCTGACGTGGCAGCTCCTACGGTCAAGCGCCGCCTGCAGTGGAACGGCACCACGAAGACCCTGTCGGCCAATGGCTCGACCGCTTCGGTCACCACCGCCGATACCCCGATGTGGGAACTGTTCGTGCAGGCCAAGGCTTACGCCAAGGACCACTACATCCGCGGCGTGAAAGAAGCCGGCGGCGAAGAGACCTTCCACGCTTTCCTGACCCCGCAGGCGATGGCCAAGCTGAAGCTCGACCCGACCTACATGCTGAACCTGCGTCACTCGCAGGCCCGTGACGGCGCCAACCCGCTGTTCACCGGCGGTACCGTCAAGATCGACGGTATCTACCTGCACGAGTTCCGCAACGTGTACAACACGTCGGGCGCTCTGTCGGGTTCTAAGTGGGGTGGTGCTGGTACCGTCGACGGCTGCTCGATCGCCTTCTGCGGCGCCCAAGCGCTGGCCATGGCCGACATCAATATGCCGGAATGGAACGAGAAGGAATTCGACTACGGCAACCAGCTCGGTATCGCTACCGGCAAGATCATCGGTTTCCTGAAGCCGAAGTTCTCGTCGATCTACGAAGCGGACGCGGTTGAAGATTTCGGCCTGCTGAACATCTACGTCGCCCAGTAATACGGGCCTGGGCTGCACTTAGGTGCAGCCCTGATCGAAACCATCGAATCTAGGAACCAATCATGCCAAATACCTCCCTCATCCGCAGCATCGAGCGCCAGTCGGCGCTGGTTGCGATCCAGGAAATCACCTTCGGCAACATCGCTGACACCGCTGTCGCCGTCAAGGCAATCGACCTGCCATACGGCGCGGTCGTCACGGGTGGCCATGTCATCGTCGACGAAGTGTTCAACGTGGCCACCTCGGCTGTGCTGGACGTGGGCGACCTGACCGTGGCCAACCGCTACGCCAACGACGTCAACCTGAAAACGCTCGGCGTAACACCGCTGACCGTGACCGGCTACCTGAGCGATGGCGACGCTGTCTACATCCTGCCAGTTCTGGTTGGTGCCGCGGCTACCACCGGCAAGGCGCGCATCGTGCTGAGCTACACGATCAAGAATCGCGCAAGCGAAATCCAGCCGAACTAATCAGTTCGGGACAGGATAAATAAGGGGCCAATCGGCCCCTTATTTGTAACCACCCTACCTCTAGGAGCATCGCATGAAATTCATCTCGAATCGCAGTTTCGTCCTCGCCTCGGTCCTCGGCCACTCCATCGCTTTCGAAAAGGGTGTACCGACCCACGTGCCGAAAGAGTGCCACCGCGAAGCCATCGGCGCCGGCTGCGTCGCCAGTGACGGCGAAGTGGAAATGGAAACCAAGAAGCCTGAAACCGTCCTCAACGAAGACGAGCGCAACGAAATGCTGCGCATGGTCCTGGCCGACATGAAGACGCGCAACGACCGCGAAGAGTTCACCGCTACCGGCGCGCCGAAGGTCAAGGCCGTCGAGAAGCTGGCTGGCTTCGACGTCACCTCGGCCGAAGTGGCTGAGCTGTGGGCTGGTCTGAACCAGGCTGGCTAAAATGAACAGCTCCGAGATCGTCGAATTATTCAGGCAGACAGTCAGCGATGAGGCTGTGCCTTATCTCTGGTCTGACGCCGAAGCGTATCGTTACCTCGACGACGCGCAGAAGATGTTCTGTCGCCTGACCGGCGGTCTCGGTGATGGTTCAACTACGGTGACGCAGCTGTCGTACACCGACGCCTCGGACTGGGTCACACTCAGTCCGCTGATCCTCAAGATTCGCGCCGCTACGGACAACGCCACCGGGCGGCACATCGACGTACTGAACTTCGAAGACATGCGTGCCGACGACCGCGCCTTCAGCGCGACCAAGGCCGGCACCGTGCGCGCTGTCGTGATCGGCATCGAACCGGGCCGCGCGCGCTTGTCGCCGTACCCGCGCGTGGCCGGCCAGATCAATCTGATCGTCGACCGCCTGCCGCTCAAGTCGATCACCGACGCCGACCAGAAACTTGAAATCGCCGAGCAGCACCACCAGCACCTCATCACGTGGATGCTCTACCGCGCTTACAGCAAGCAGGACGCGGAGACGCTGAACCGCAAGGCCGCGCAGGATGCCGAGCTGGCCTTTAACCAATACTGCTTCGACGCGGAAGCCGAGAAGGCTCGCGCGATGCACAAGACAAGGACGGTGCGTTATGGCGGCATCTAAAATCAAGCTGGCGATCAAGCAGGGCGCGACGTTCCGTCAGCGCTTGACCTGGAAGACTGGCACGCCAGCCACGCTTGTCAACCTGACCGGCTGGACCGCACGCATGCAGCTTCGCGCTGACATCACCGACCCAGTCGTCCTGCTCACGCTGGACACTGAGAACGGCGGCATCGTGCTCGGTGGCGCCGCCGGCACAATCGATCTCTACATCGGCCACGTGGCCACGGCAGGCTTCACTTGGGAGAGCGCTGTGCTCGACCTGGAGATGGTCGCACCCGGCCCTGACGGCGATGTCATCCGACTGGTCGAAGGCGTGGCCACGAACTCGTTCGAGGTAACGCGGGTATGAGCGACCTCCTGATCGTCACCGAGACCGCAGCCCAGCTCGTCGAGACCGGCGCGCAGGACAGCATCGTCACGAACGACGTTCAAGGCGACACCGTTATCACGTCCGACGTCTCGATCACCATCATCACCGTGGAAGGGTCTGACAGCCTCTCAGTCGAGCCGGAGACCGTCACGACGGTCCAAGTGCTCACCGTGGGCGAACAAGGCCCTCCAGGCCCCGGCGGTGGCTCTGGCGCCGGTACCGACTACGAGACGCTGCTCGACTTCGTCTCGGAGGATGTGGTCTATCGGGGCGACGCAGTTCCGGGCACGGCGCCGGAGGCTTCGGCCTGGCGCTTGAGCAAGCTCCTGACAGTACCGGGTGGCGAGGTTGTCATCGCCCACGCGAACGGTAGTACCGGCTTCGTGCATCAGTGGGACGCACGAGCAACTTACACATACTGAGCCAGCCATGACGATCTACGTTGTACGAAAAAAGGGCAGCGCCGAATCAGACCCAGACGTCCATCGCTACGTGAGCAACGCGCCGATCGAGTGGCTGTACATGGAGTTCGATACGCACGACCACATCGCACTGGCGCCAAAACCGTTGCCTCCGCTGGATCCTGAAAACCCGCTGCCGGACATCACGCGTCGCGAGTTCCGAAATCGCTTCACTACAGAAGAACGTATCGCCATTGATCGACTGCGTCGCAACCTGGAGACGATGCCGATCCCGGAAGACATCAGGGATCGCATTCGCACCGGGTTCGCCGACTACGACGCCGCTGACCCGATCATCAGTTTGAGCGACCCGCGCGTCCCGATGCTGATGGGGATCTTCGTCAGCTTCGGCTGCATGCACTACGAACGAATCGAGGAAGTCCTTTATCATGGCAACTAGATGGTGTGATCACGGCGCGTATGCAGCATACGCAGCCATCCCGACCTGGGGCGTACCACAAGAGGGCGACGGCCTGGCCAAAGCCGTGGCAGCTGCGGCCTCGATTGCAGCGATCAGCTTCTCGGCGCCACCGACATCCGGTGTGATCACCGTGTTCGGCGTGACGATCACGCTCACCTCGGTGCTGTCACAGGCGTCAGCAAATGTAGCCGCTGACAACCTGGCCACGAGTATCAACGCCATGCAGACCGTGGTTGCGGCGAGCGTATCGAGCAGTACGCCGCAGCTGCGCAACCTCGTCTACGCTCGTGGCCCGTCCGCTGGTGCACCTGCAGGTACCTGCCAGATAATGACGCGCGTAGGCGCAGTCAGCCTGAATCACCCGAATGCGAACTGCTTGATTACGACGACGTTTAACAACGTGTCGAGTAGCGCCGGTAGCCACCAGTTCTCTGGCGGAGTCTCCGGCTGTTACGGCTACTGGTACAACAACACCGCCGTGATCTGGCCGCAAGCCATCGTAGGTATGGGTTATGGCCTATTCAGTTCCACGCTGCAGCCATTGGCGGGTGTTCCTGAGGCCGGGGATTACGTCAAGATCAGGTCTAACAAAACGTTGACCCTGTACGGGGCCATCGTGGCCAACATCTCTATCAAGAGCAACGGCACCGCCCTGAATCCGGTGATCTATGATTTCGACGACGGTACCGAGTGGCCTGCCGATGGTTTCGAACCGTTGTTCGTCATGCTGCCTATCGTCAACGTTGGTGGTGCGTTCACCGTCGGATCTTCTACCGGCATCAACATCGTAAAAGGTAAGCGCTACACCAATGGCAACAGTGTTATTTTTAGACAGGCGGGTAACGGAACGCTAAACACCGGCCTCACCATCAACATCGCCGCGATGCCCGGGCGTATGGAATACTGGACTTTCGACTGGGCGACCAGCGGGACCGGTGGTTTGATTCTCGCTGGTTCGTCACAGGCCGTACTTTCACAGCAGTCCTACTGGCTTGGTTGCGAGTTTGCACACGCTCGAAACTCGTCCTTTATCGCCTTGGGCTCGAACGCTTTTGGCGTTACCCTGGACCGCTGCATCTTCAACAACTCGGGCTCAGTTGGGGCGAACATCGTAGGGATCATCTCCAGCAACACCACCACCACGGGGCTTTTCTACTTGATCGCCCCTGTGTTCACCGGGTTCATTGTAGGCTCTCAGCTGCTGTCAGTCGGCCCTCTGGTGTCTACCTCGGCGTCCTCGCTCCTGAACATCGTCCTCAAAGACCCGACGTGGGGGAACGTGTCGGCTCGCGGCCCTTACTTGGCGGCTTCTACCTTCCCTATTTTTATCTCCCGGATGCATACGATGTTCGCATCCGGTTCGGTCGGCGCACAGGAAATGGTTCTCGACACGAAGCAGGGGTTCATGGAGTGGAATGCCTCTCGTGCTCAACCGACGCTTAACGCCAAGCTGCGGGACGGCGTGACCCCAATGTCGTGGCGGTTTGTACCGACGACCAACGCGGCGAGCGTGTCGTTCATGGTCCCGTTCGAGCTGCCCCAGCTGGTGCGCATCAACGAATTACCGACGGCTCAGCGGACGTTCACCTTCGAGTTCTGCATCGAGCAGAGCTTGTCGTTCCACAATGGGAACATCTGGCCTTTCATCGAATACACGTTAGCCGATGGCTCTGTGTACACCATCGACGGCTACGACCCTACCAACTCTGCGTTGACACCGTCAACTGCCGCCTGGAGCAACCTTGTCGGCGGCCAGGTCACCTATGTGGACGGGGGCACCATCTACCACAACCGTTTCAAGCGGGTGATCACTACGCCCGCGGGAAAGAACCCGGCCCTCGGTTGCGAGATCGTCGTCACTTGGCGGATCGCAGGGTCGGCGGCTAATCTTACGCAAGGTGGTTTCATCGACCCGGAGTACACCCTGTCATGATGCAAAAGTTCAAGATCGGAGCCGGGTTCTTCCTGTTGCCGATGAGGCAGGACGCGGACAGCACAGGCGGTGTGCGCGGTCGTCAGTTCAACGCCTACCTGAACTTTCTGTCACGCCAATCGCTCCCGACAGATCCTGTCGGTACCTACACTCTTACGCTTGTGAACTTGGTGATTGGCTCGCGCATCAGGATCGAAGCTCTCACGACAGGCGCCGCCGTGCACGAGGCGCTGGTGGCGACTACCACTTTGGTTGTGCCGCTTCAGGTCTACGCACCAGGTTCGCCGGCTAACGACCTCAAAATCAAGGTCGGTAAGGCATCTCAGGCACCATTTTATAGACGATACGAAACGCAGCTGTCCATCACCCCGAACAGCAGCTCCAGCATCTTTGTGAATCAAGAACGCGACGACGAATAGGAAAAACCATGGCCATCAACTCAGCAGACTTTCAGATCAACAGCTCGGGCGACATCCGCCGCGCGGCTTCGCCGGCGACCACCACTGTCTATACCGTCTTCGAGCTCCATGAATGGCTGCAGGACCTGGCCGACAATGCCGCCGCAGCAGGCGACGACACGCTTTCGATCTTGTCAGCGAATCCGTCCAAGATCGCAGGTCCGCGCGCGACGAACAAACCAATGTCGATCACGCTCCTGAACGGATTCAACGTCGACGATGCAGCTGCGCAATTTTTCAAATATGGCTCGATCGAGCAAGAGAATGGCGCCAAGCTGTACACCGGCGTGGCTTCGATCGGCTCGCCGCTCGTTGCAGCCAGCCCGATCTATATCCTGCAAAATGCCGCGCGCTTGACTTCGTACTGGGGCGCACCTGGTCACATTCAGGTTCTCGTCAAAGCGAAGGCTAGCAGCGCGTTCATCGACAACGGTGATATTCGTGCGTTCTCCCGCAAGTGGGGCCAGACATTCTCGGACTTCCCAGCCAACCTGCAGGCCGGCTCCGAGCAGCCGGTCGCTATCGCGACCTCGCTGGACACGAACATCGGCGCAGTTTCGAAAGCGACAGCTCTGGCGTACGCAGCGGGCATCACGATCACCGTGGGCGACACCACGCTGGACCTGGGCAACGGCAACGGCGTCAAAGCGTACAAGGGAACTATCGCACTGAACGGTACGACCACGCTGCTGCAGGCGTATCAGTACCTCCAGGCGATCACTTCGGACGGTGAGACCGGCCTGATAAACGGCGTGCAGGGTCAGTTCTACCGCACGCTTAATGTGGCCTATCCGGCCAACTCAGCCGCGCCATTCGGCTCCTTCGCTGGTGGCAAGTTCTTCGTCGCGCAAGGTTGGAAGCTGACCGGTGTCATGGCGTCAGAGAACACGTCGTATCAACTCATCGACCACGCAGGCGCTACGCAGTCGCCACCGGTCTCGGCCAGCATCACCATCGGCAACCTGGTCATCGGCGACATCGTCCTAGTCGGCCGCGACAGCGGTACCGCGATCATCATGAACGAGTACACGACTTCCGGTACGCTGACGGCAGGTACGGCGCTGGTGGTGACTCCGGCAATCGCCAGCGATACACCGGCGGCAGGCTTCGTGCGCGTGAACGGTGTGCGCTACGCATACAACTCGTGGACTGGTTCGACATTCACTCTCGCTGCGAACCAGACCATCGCAAATGGCCTCGCCGCCTTTGTACCGTTCTTGGATGTCGTATCCACTGCCACGACCGCGAGCGTGTCGTTCATCTACGGCTCGGCCTTCACCGCTCGGGTAAAGGTGCGGCGCGGCTCGGGCGTGGAGGCGATCGTGCCATTCGAGACGACTCTGGCCGTTGGCGCCGGAGCGTCTAGCGTGTCCGTAGTCCGCACTCTGGACGTGTAACCATGACTCTCTCCGTCGACTGGGCGAACAAGATCGTGTTCAGCGACGCGTCGATCACCGACGTGCCGGCTGCGCACGTCGAGTTGCGCGAGCTGGAGGCGAGCGTCACTGGAGTACTGTACGCGCCCATCATCGCGTACACCGAAGTAGATATCGGTAACGGCGCCATCATGCCGGCTATCGAGTTCATCAATGACTACTCCCTCAAATTCAGTACCGCGGGTAGTTATACGATCGCAGGTGGGAATTTCCGCGCCCCGATCCTGCCAACACCGAACGCGTACGTTGAGCGCAATTCGGCGGTGGCCTACGCAGTGTCAACGGGTGAAGGTGGCGGAGGCTCAGCGCCGACCACCGCTCAGATTGTCAGCGCCCTACTCAATGCGCCGGCCGAAAACTACGACTCGCCTGGAACCCTCGGGCGAATCTTCAACCGAGTGTTGACGGTTGCCAGATTCCTGGCCTACAAGTCAACGCCACCATGAGCGGAGAGTTAAAAAATGGCAACCAACAACGTACCACTGCGGATTTTTATGGGCCTCCAGATGATCGGCTGGGCAATGCTGATCGAGCACGCTAACCCCTGGAGTTTGGACCGGCTATATGACAGCGGCTGGCTCTGGTCAGTGACGATCATGGCCAGCGGCCTGTGGCTGACTGGTACGGCGCTCGCAGAAATCCACGTGAAGAAACAATGGCCAAAGTTGTGGAGTGGCGGTCAGCGAGACAAATTCAGGATCCTGACAAAGTGCACAGCAGCCGGGTATTTTTTCAGTGGTGCCGCTTGGGGAGGTATAGCGGTCCACACGTTCCACCAGGGTGAGTTCACAGCGGTGAACATCCTCTGCCCTCTTTACATGATCTTCCTGTTCTATCTGGCGTTTAGCGACGCTTCCACAAAACGTAAAGGGGTGGAGTTAAATAATGAAAACAAACGAAAAATGGCGGCAACGCCAGCTCTGCTCCGTGATTGCAATAGCCCTGCTCGGATATACACCGAGCGTGCTAGCCGCTGAAGTACTGCTCGGGCCGCTCGACATCCCGGTGATGAAGTATCTGTACGTGTGCTGGATGGCGTCGTGGGGTGCAAGCGCCGCCTTCCTGCAGAAGTACGCATCGGGTGAGAT